ATGGCCGATAAACCCCTGATCAGCATCAAGCTGGAGTCCCGCGCTATCGAGAAAATACTGGATCTCGTGGAAGCGGCCACGAACAATCTTGCGCCCTTGATGCGTTCGATTGCGCAGGAGCTGCTCGCGCAGACCGAGGCGAACTTTGAGGCGGGGGGCAGACCGGCGTGGACGGCGCTGGCGGTCGGCACGATCAAGCAGCGGGAAAAACGTCGTAAATGGCCGGGGCAGATATTGCAGGTCTCGGGTAGTCTCGCGCGCTCGGTCATCACGCAATCGGATGAAGCCACGGCGATGGTGGGCGTGGGGTCGGAAGTGCGCCATGCGGCCATCCACCAATTTGGCGGGCGTGCCGGGCGCGGCCACAAGGCGGTAATTCCGGCGCGACCCTACCTGCCGATGGTGGGCGGCCAGTTGCAACCGGCGGCGCAAGCCGCGATTGTGAAGCTGGGCGAAGACTATCTGCAAAAGGCCGCTGCGGCCGAATCATAGAACTGTCGTCAAAAGAGGCCGTTGTTTGCATTTTTGGACGATACCCTGCCTTGGGTACTGGTTTGGCGTTTGACTGGCCTTATAAACGTTTATAAACGCCTTTTTGGGGCAGTCTAAATGGCCTAGTCTGCCCCTGCGGTACATCCCCAGCCCGAACTACCGGCTGGGGTTTGTTTTGGGCGGGTTTGCGTCCCCCTCTGCAATCTTTAAACCAGATTAAAAGTTTTTGGGGTTTGGCGCTGGCACAGTGACGTCATTGCAACACGTAGTGACCGATTAACAGCCAGAGGCCAGACCCGATGAGTAAGAAATCCACAGCCAGCGGCAAAGCTGGCGGCAAAGTCAAGACGCTGCACATATTCAAGCCCGGCAAACATACGCCGATGCAGGGCGGCAGGCTCACATTCAGCGAAGCGGACTTGGCCGCTTGCGCCCGGGCGTATGACCCGGACATCCACGAAGCGCCGATTGTTATTGGTCATCCCGAGACCAATGGCCCGGCGCACGGCTGGGTGGGCGCTCTGATTGCGGACAAGACGGGGCTGCGGGCCGTGCCGCGTCAGGTTGACCCCGCTTTTGCGGAAATGTCGAATGCGGGCCGCTTCAAAAAGGTCAGCGCGTCCTTTTACATGCCCGATTCGCCGCAGAATCCGGTACCGGGTTCTTTGTACCTGCGTCATGTGGGTTTTCTGGGTGCGCAGGTGCCTGCGGTCAAGGGCCTGGAGCAGGTCACGTTCTCTGAGGGCGAGACCGGCGTGGTCACGTTTGAAGAAAACCTGGACGCCGACGGCAACGTTTCCGGCACGGGGCTATTTGCGCAACTGCGGGCGTGGTTGATCAAGAACAAGGGGCAGGAAGTCGCTGACGACGTACTGCCCGAGGACAAGATCAAGAAGTTAACGGATCAGGCCGAAGCCACGCCCGAGGTATCGGATGCGATTGAAGACACCGAGGTCAAACCGGATACGGCCGCCGAAGACGTGGTGGCGGAACTTGCGCAGCAAATCACCGAGCAGGCCGAGACGATTGCGCAGCTTGTCGAAGAGAAGGACAAGCTGGAAGAAAAATTGGAGGCCGAGGAAGGGCAAGCGACGTCCACGGAAGCGGCGGAATTTGCCGAGCGCATGGTGCAAGAGGGACGTGTGCTGCCGCGCCACCGGGCTGCTGTGGTGGCGTTTATGGAAGTGGCCGCTGGACGGATGCCACGCCGCAGCAAAACCGGTGTGGTGGAGTTTGGCGAAGGCGAAAAGGTGCGGCCTTTGCTGCCAGCGTTTAAAGCGTTTTTGGCGAGCTTGCCGCCGTCGGCGTCGTTTTCTGAAGTTGCCACCAAGAGCCGTGCGGCCACCCGCAAGCCGGATGTGAATCCGCTGCTGGCTGACGCCGAGCGCAGGGCAAGTCAATAACCCTAACCCCAAATTTTAAGGAAAGCCGATGGCGATTTATCAAGAACCGAAACACCTGGGCGATGTGCTGCTGGTGGAGGTGTCCAAGGGTTGGACGAAAGATCGCGGCACGTTTGCCCAGCATGCGGATGTGTACGAAGTCGGCACGGTGTTGTCACTGGTTGGCGGCAAGTACGTGCGCTACGACCCGGCCCAAAACACCGCGCATGCGGCGGTGGCGGCTGAACGGGTCGATGCCACGGCAGCGGACAAAGGCGGTGTTGTGATTGCGCGTGGAGCCACGGTCGCACGCGATGCGCTCATCTGGCCGCAAAACCTGACTGATGCGCAACAAGCCACGGCGTTCAAGCGGCTCGATGACCGCGGCATCGTCGCACGCGGCACTTTGTAATTTCAACGCAAGGAACACTGACCATGAATCTGGACGACCTTTTTACCGTCACGACGCTGACCGCTGCCATTAATAAACTGCCTGCCATGCCGACCAAGGCGGGTAGCCTGGGCATTTTTGACGAAACGCCGATTACGACGACCAACGTCGTGATCGAGGTCAACAAGGGACGGCTCTTTCTGGTTCCCAACACCTCGCGCAACGACGACCCGCAGCCAGTGGCCAACTCCAAGAGGACGCGGCGCACGTTCGAGGCTGCGCACTTGCCGGTTTCCAGCCAGGTGCTGCCTTCGGAAATCCAGAACGTCTCGCAGTTTGGCGAAAGTGACACGTCGGTGGATGCACAGGCGGGCATCATCAACGACAAGCTGCAAGGGCTTAAAAACAGCCTGGAAGCCACGCGCGAATGGCAGCGCATCGGGGCGCTGCGCGGCAAGATTCTGGATGCCAATGGCGATGTGATGGTCGATTTGTACGATGAATTCGGCGTGAATCAGCACAAGATTTTGGTGGCCCTGGATACCCCGGGCACCAATGTGCTGAGCTTCGTTCTACAAGCCAAGCGCCATGCGGAACAAAAGCTCGGCGGCACGTTGGTCAGCGGTTTCAAGGCTTTTTGCGGGCCGGTTTGGTTTGACAAATTTACGGATCACGCCAAGGTCAAGGCGGCTTACGCCAACTATCAGGCTGCGCAAGACCGCTTGGGCGGGGACAATCGCAATGGCTTTGTATTTGGTGGTGTTGAGTTCATCGAATACAACGCGCAGGTCTCGGGCCAGGTGTTTGTCCCCGACGATGTGGCGCAGGTGTTTCCGGTGGGCGTGGGCATCTACAAGCTGTACAACGCGCCTGCAAACTACAACGAAACGGTCAACACCCGGGGCTTGCCGTTTTACGCCAAGGCTGAAGAACGCAAGCTGGGCAAGGGTTGGGATTTGGAGGCGCAAGCCAATCCGCTGGCGCTGTGCCTGTACCCGGAAGCGCTGGTGGAACTGAAGGTCGGCTAGGGCGAGTGGGAACACGGCCATGACCACCCCGTACATTTCGGTCGCTGATCTGGAGCGGGCGATCTCTGCCCGCAAGCTCGCGCAACTGACGTGCGATGACCCTAAGGCGATTGCTGTGGACATGGCGGTGGTCGAGGATGCCATCACGGCATCCCAGCAGTTGGTCGATGGCTACCTGCGCGCGCGTCACGAACTGCCGCTGGAGCCTGTGCCGACCATTGTGCGGGAACTGGCGCTGAATCTGGCCTGCTACCGGCTCTATGCGCGGCGCATGGAAACCAAGGTTCCGGAAGCCGTCAGCGACCGGCGCGATGCGGCCTTGAAAACGCTGGAACACATCCAGTCCGGACGCGTGTCACTCGGTATCAAGCAGACCGGCAAGGTGGTTCCAGAAGCGGGCGCGATCCGCATCAAGGTACCGCCGCGCCAGTTTGGTGAAGAAACCTTGGCGAAATGGCGGATGTGATGGCAGATATCACCATTACCGAGGCCATTATGGACAGCGTGCTCGAACGCTTACGCGCGGCGCACGGTGAGGAGCTGGACATCGCCTACTTCCCGCAAGACCGCGTGGACTATCACCTGGCGCATCCAGTCGGCGCGGTGCTGATGGGCTATGCGGGCAGCACCTTTGGCAGTGAGCAAGCCACGGACGCCACGTGGGTGGAGCGCAATCTGGTGTTGCCGCTGACCTTGGTGTTTTGCCAACTGGACGGGCCCGATGGCGTCATCCGGCATCTGGACGCACTGCGCGAGACGCTGACCGGTTTTACGCCTGCGCACTGCGACGCGCCGCTGCGCCCGGTTGCAGAGTATTTCATTACGCAAGAAACCGGCATCTGGCAATACGGGCAGGAATGGGCCACGCGCACGGTGAGCGTGCAACACATGGGATTGGACGCGGGCGCATTGTTGCAACCGCATTTTGAGGAGATTTGAGATGGCTGTGAACATACAAGCCTGGCGCTACAGCGGGCCGTTATCGAGCGTGACGCTGCGCGTGGGTGATGAAAACCTAGACGTGGTGTTGCATCCGGGCAAAGTTGTGCGCCTGCCTGCGGAACACGAATTTACGCAGACGCTTGCGGCGCAAAAGCGCCTGGTGCGGGTTGAGGAGCCGCAGGTTGCGCCTAAAGTCCCACCGCCCGCAGGTAAACCGGAAGTAACCGGCAAATCGAGCCGCGAAAAAGGGGCATCACAATGAAGCAAAAAACCAACCGCGTACTTGATGTGTTGGTTGCCCGCCAACGCAAGCTTCGCTTGGCCGTCCTCGGTGGACTGTACGCGCTGCGTTTTGAGAGCAGCGCCGAAGGAGCCGACGCGGTCCAAATTGCGAATGCTCTGGAGGTGACAACCCAAGACAGCGTGTTTGCCTTGTTCTTTTTGGAAGGGATGGGATACGTGCAGCGTAACAGTGGGCAGTACTTCATTACCGCCAAAGGCATGGAAGTTTTTGAAAAGGAGTTTCAATAATGGCTGCCAATTTTATGCATGGCATCGAAACCATCGAGCGTGACGATGGGGCGCGTCCCATCCGCATCGTTAAAAGCGCGGTCATTGCGCTCATTGGCACCGCGCCCACGGGGCCGGTCAATACGCTCACCCAATGTTTATCCGAGCACGATGCGGCCGCGTTTGGCCCGGATGTGCCGGGCTTCACCATTCCGGCAGCCTTTGACGCCATTTTTGATCACGGCGCGGGGACGGTATTGGTCGTGAACGTCCTGGACCCCGACGTACATAAAAACACGGTCACGGGTGAATCCGCCAAGTTTGGTGTGAACGACCGGCTGCAACTGGCCAACGCCGCGCTCGCCAGCCTGACGCTTAAATCCGGCAACACCACCTATGTGGCGGGCACGGACTACGAGGTCGATAAAGTATGCGGGCGGGTGCGTCGATTGGCGGGCGGGGCGATTGCGCCACTGGCGACGGTCTCGGCCAGCTACACCTATGCTGACCCGAGCAAGGTCACGGCGGCGGACATTATCGGGGCGGTCAACGCGGCGGGCTTGCGTACCGGCATCAAGGCGCTGGACGATGCCTATAACCTCTTTGGCTACTGGCCCAAGCTGTTGATTGCGCCGGGCTACTGCACGGGGTTGGCGGTCAGCACAGACCTGGTGGCAGTCGCCGAGCGCATGGGCGGTATGGCTCTCATTGATGCGCCGATTGGGGTAACGCCTGCACAGGCGATTAACGGGCGCGGGCCGCTGGGCAGTATCAACTTCAATACCAGTAGCGAGCACGCCATTCTGTGCTACCCGCACTTGCAGGTGTACGACGCGGCGACCGACAGTACGCGACTGGAACCCATGAGCCAGCGATTGGCCGGTTTGATGGCCGCCAAAGACCTGGAACGTGGTTATTGGTGGTCGCCGTCGAACAGCGAATTCAAGGGCGTCATCGGGGTAGAACGGCCACTGTCGGCTCGCATTGATGACCCCATGAGCGAAGTCAATATCCTGAACGAGGCGGGCATTACCACGGTGTTCAATTCCTTCGGCACGGGCTTGCGTTCCTGGGGCAACCGCACCGCCGCCTGGCCGACGGTGACGCACGTCAAAAACTTCATCAACGTGCGGCGCACCAAAGACATTGTCGATGAATCGATCCGGTATTCATCCCTGCAATTCGTGGATCGCCCGATTACCGGGGCGTTGATTAACGCGGTGGTCGAGAGCGTGAATCAATTCCTGCGCAAGCTCACGGGCGATGGCGCTTTGCTCGGTGGCGAATGCTGGTACGACGAAGCGCGTAATCCGCCGAAGAATCTGGAACTGGGCAACGTCATCTTCAACTACAAGCTGACCATCCCGCCGCCTTTTGAACGCGGCACGTTCGAGACCGAAATCACCGACGAGTATCTCGTCAACCTTGGGGGTAACTGATCATGGCCGGTTTTCAAGCACATCGCATTACCAACGCCGCCGTGTATCTGAACGGCAACAGCTACTTTGGCCGCGCCGAAGAAATCGATCTGGGCGAAGTCAAACCCGTGATGAGCGACTTTACGGGGCTCGGTCTGGTGGGGCTGATTGAACTGCCCGACGGGTTGGACAAACTGGAAGGCAAGATTGTCTGGAACAGCCTGTATGAAGATGCGGCGGTGCTCACCGCTTCTCCCTTCCAGACGGTGTCACTGCAATGCCTATCGAGCATCAACGTACAAACCAGCCAGGGCAGAACCGACGAGGTGGCGCTGGCCTCGCAACTGACGGTGACGTTCAAGGGCTATCAACTGGGCAGCCACAAGGCACGCGAAGCGGCCAAGTATGAAAGCCCGTTCTCGGCGATTTCCATTCGCCAATTGGTGGCGGGTCGTGAAGTGCTGATGCTCGACTATTTGAACAATATTTTCAGGGTCAACGGCATCGATCAATTGGCGAAGTACCGCGCCAATCTGGGCATGTAAGCCATCACCACACTCAAGGATGAACCATGAAAACTGACACCACAGAAGCTGCTGTACCGGTCACCGAGATTGTCTTGAAGCACCCGTTTACGTCGGCCTCGGGCGTGCGCATCGAGCGTTTGACTTTGCGCCGCGCCAAGCGGGCCGATTTGCGTGCGTCGCACCAATACAGTAAAGAGGAGCTCGACCGCGATACGTTCATGTTTGCGCGGCTCACAGGCTTGACGATGGAGGATATCGACAACCTCGATTTGGAGGATAACGACCGCTTGGTGCGGCGATTTCGGGACTTGCACGGCGGTGCAGACGACCGATCCGGCGACGTTACAGCGGGTTGATGAGTGGTTGGCGCTGGTACTGCGATTTGGCCCGTCCGAGATAGACGCGTTGGACATGGAGGATTACTGGCGCTGGTTTGAAGCCGCGCAGGAAAAGCACCGCGCATTACAAGAAGCCGTGAGCAGGCATTAACCCGGCAGACATTGACCCAAACAATCGGGAACCATCATGGCAGCGAGCACGGTAGGCATAGGCTTGACGATAGGGGCGACAAAGGACGCCTCGGTCGGCAACACGCTGACATCAACCCGCCGGGCGCTCACGGGCCTGAACACAAGCACACGCGGACTGGAGCTCGCCCAAAAGAGATTGGGTCGCACCATCTCTTCGGAATCGGCACGCGGCACACAAGCGCTCACGCGCCAGCGCCTGCATTACGAACGGCTGGGACGCACATTGAATACTGTGCGTCGTGCGCAAGAAAAACTCACTCTTGCGAGCCAACGCAGCCACGCGCTGATGGCCTCGGGTCAACAAAGCTGGGGCAAACTCGCAACGACTGCGGTGGCCGCTTATGGTACGGTACGCGCCATTGCTGGCCCATCGGGTCAGGCAGCGGCCTTTGCCGATACGCTGCGCGATACCCGCATCAAGGGTCGATTGTCGGCGGAGCAAGAAACCACGCTGGGCAACACCATCCGCAGTAACGTCGCTACCACCAATCAAAGCCGCGAGGCGTTAACGACGGGCGCACACCAATTGATTGTGGGTGGCGCAAGTTTTGGTGAGGTCCAAAGCCAGATTGGTTTGATGGGCGACACCATGACGGCGCTGCGCACATCAAGCGAAGATACGACCAACGCCATGCTGGCCCTGCGCGATATGGGCGCAACGGATCGCGACAGCATGCAAAGCGGCATCGAGCGCCTGATTGCGATAGGCCAGCGCGGCCAATTTACGCCGGACATGATGGTCACGGCCTTTGCGCAGCTTGGCGACACCATTAAGAAAACTGGTCTTAAAGGCGACACGGCCATTGCCGAGCTTGCCGCGGGTTTGCAAATCGCTGAAGGAACGATGGGGGCAGGTAGCGCACAGGCCGGTCTGCAACGCTGGTTGGAGGGCATGAATGATCCCAAGATCGCCCAATCCTACGAGCGTGCTGGCGTCGATTACACGACATCGATGGCGAACCTGCAAAAGCAGGGTTTGAGCCAGTATCAGGCGAGCCTGGAACTGGCGGGTGCATTTATCCGCGACAACTTGAGTGGCAAAGATCAGCAAGCACTGTTATCCGGCGACGCCGACGGACGCATCACCGGCATGCTCTCGGAATTGGGACTCGGTGAAGTGTTCAAAGACGCCAATGCCGCGCGGTTTGCACTGACCCTCCACAACAACAAAGACAGGTACAAGGACTTGCAGCAAACCACCGGCGCGGGCAGTCTGGACGCGCTGGCGGACTTGCGCAAAGCGTCTCCCACTGAACAATTCAAGGCGCTGGGCAATGCGGTGGATGGGCTGACGGTAAGTATCGGCCAGGCGCTACTGCCTACAGTCTTGAGTGTGACCCATGCGCTGACCCCCATGATTGCTGCCGTGACGGAATTTGTGCAGGCGCATCCCGGTGTGGTCAGTGCCATTGCCACCATCGCTACCGGCATTGTCGGGGTGCGGGTGGCAACGGTGGCATTCTCGTTTGCCTTTCGCCAAACCATGATCGTCGTGACACAGGGCGTAAAAGTGTTTCGACTGTTGCAAGCGGGTGTGGCCATTGCGCAGTCCAAATTCCTGTTCTTGCGCTCGGGCGCGTTGTTTGCCCGTAGCGCGTTATTGACCAAACTGACAGCGGTGCGCACGCTGGCCGTGAGTCTGGCCGGTCAGTTACGCATGGGCTTGGTGCTTGCCACGCAATCCGCGCTGGCCATGGGCCGCACATTTTTGATGAGCACCCGCGCGGCCCTGGCCTCCACCGCCACAGCGGTGGGTGGGTTGGCAAAAACCGTCGGTGGCGGGTTGCTCACGGGCTTAAAACTGGCGGGCCGCACGTTGCTGTGGCTGGGCCGCGCCCTGCTGATGAACCCCATCGGCATTGCGATCACCGCCATCGCCGGTGCTGCGTACCTGGTCATCAAATACTGGCAACCCATCAAGGCGTTTTTTGGCGGGCTGTGGGATGGCATTAAGGGGATATTTGGTGCAGCTTGGGACGGTATCGGCTCGTTGCTCTCGGGCGCATGGAACAGCATCACGGGGGGTGCTAAATCCGTGTGGGGCGGTTTGACAGGATTTTTTGGTGGTCTGTGGGACGGGATTTCCGGCGCGGCCGCAAGCGCCTGGGATGGCATCGGCGCGGGTTTGTCTGCCGCGTGGGACGGCATTACCGGTGTGGCCGAATCGGCCTGGAGTGGCTTGACCGGGTTCTTTGGTGGGTTGTGGGACGGCATCACATCCGGCTTTGATGGCGGCATTGCGGACGTTGCCAAGACGATACTGGACTGGTCGCCGCTCGGTCTCTTTCAAAAGGGATTTTCTGGCGTCATGGACTGGTTCGGGGTAGACATCCCGAGCAGCTTTACAGCGTTTGGTGGCCAGATGGTCGATGGGTTGGTTTCTGGCATCAGCAACGCCTTGTCCGCAGCCAAAGAAAGTATTGTCAATTTGGGATCGAGCATCAGCGGCTGGTTTAGTGAAACCCTGGGTATTAATAGCCCAAGCCGCGTGTTTGCCGAATTGGGCGCAGGTATCCCCGAAGGGGCGGCCAAGGGCATTAGTGGCTCAAAAAATCTGGTACGCGATGCGGCGCTGGGGTTAGCGACTGCCACGGCGGTCACGCTGGCTGCGCCGACATTCGCTACACCGACACTGGCTGCACCGGCCATCGCTGCGCCGACCTTGGCTACACCCACATTAGCCGCACCGATATCATCTGCATCAACACCGACCGTACCAGATTTTCCTCGCCTTAACATTCAGACCGTGCCTGTCGTCAGCGCAGTCAAATCCGTCTGGGGTGGGCTGACGGGATTTTTTGATGATCTGTGGGACAGTTTCACATCGGTCTTTGACGGCGGCATTAGAGGCGTCTCCAAAGCGATTGTGGATTGGTCGCCGCTGGGCTTGTTTCAAAAAGGCTTTAGCGGGGTCATGGATTGGTTCGGGGTTGAACTTCCCAACAGCTTTACCGCGTTTAGCGGCCAGATGGTCGATGGCCTGATCTCAGGCGTGAGCAACACCTTCTCCGCTGCCAAAGAAAGCATTGTCAATTTGGGGTCAAGCATCAGCGGCTGGTTTCGTGAAGCCCTGGGTATTAATAGCCCGAGCCGCGTGTTTGTCGAATGGGGTGCAGGCATTGCCGAAGGAGCAGCCGAGGGCATTAGTGGCTCGAAAAGTCTGGTACGCGATGCGGCGCTGGGGTTAGCGACTGCCACGGCGGTCACGCTGGCTGCGCCGACATTCGCTACACCGACACTGGCTGCACCGACCACCGCTGCACCAGCCTTGGCTACACCGACACTGACCGTACCGGACATTCCCCGTCCCGACATTCCGCCGGTTCCTGCGGCATTCGTACAAGGTGCGGCGGACACGATGGGCAATGCACCAGACCATGCAGACCATATCGTGATCCACTTCTCGCCCACCATCAACATTACGGCTGCGGGCGATGCGCAGGCGCAATTGCAACGTGCGGCGCGTGAAACGATTCTTGATCTTCAGCGCCAAATCAAGCAGCTGGCCGAGCGCGAGCAGCGCCGTGGCTGGCACGATATGGGAACACGCTGATGTGGACCACCTGGGCGATATTGGGCGAGATCGAATTTGAAGTCATTGGCAGCCCTGGCGGCTGGGAGCAGCGCTTTGCGGGTGACTTTGCCGAGCATCCGAGGATTGCAGGCAAACCGCGTCTGGAAGCGCTGGGCGGGCAGCTCGATGAAATGACCTGGGATATTCGGCTACACGAGCGCCTGCACGACGTAGAAGTGCGCTTGCGCGAGATACGGCTGGCCACCGCCGCCCAAACACCGCTTGCGTTGGTGATGGGTGACGGGGCATGGCTGGGGCCGTGGGTGATTGTGGAAGGCACCGTCACGGCCACTAAAACCACGCCCGGCGGGCGGCTGGTGAGCGCTGAACTATCCATCACCTTGCGCGAATTTGCCGGTGAATTTACGGGCGAGGATATAAACCCGACGGCAGGGCTTGAGCCATCCAGCCGTCTGGGGCTACAGGGTGGTGCCGTGCAACCCGGCCTGATGACACAAGCGGCCTCAAAACCTACCGATGCGCAAAGCCTGATCAGTGCGGCGCGGGGCGCAGAAAACGCCATGCGCAACGCAGGCCAGACGCTCGCCCGGACACAAAGCCTGCCTGCGGCCGCAGCAATCGCGCAGGTGCCGGGCATCTTGGGTGGGCTGGAATCTGCCGCTCGTGCGGCCACCACCTTGCAGCAGCTTGGAGGCCGCGTGCAAGAGGCGCAAGCGATGACCCAGTTGGGCAGCAATCTGGCTTTCCACCTGCAAAGCATTCGCACGGGTTTAGCCAACCCACAAGCGTCCACCATAGGCCAGCAACTGATTGATGCTGGTGCGGCGGCCAAGCTCGCCCTGCAACAGTTTGACAACGCACGTGCCAGCTTATTGCAACTGACTGCCGACGTAGCCATGAGACGACGTTGATATGAACCTGACCCATCTGACCATCGAAGGCGATACCTGGGATGCAATTGCGCAGCGCTATTACGGCGACGCGTACCGCTACCCACCCATCATCGCGGCCAACCCGCATGTACCGATTACGCCGGTATTGCCTGCGGGGATTGTGCTGACCATTCCGGTACTGGCACCAGAGCCAAGTACGCAAACCTTGCCGCCGTGGATGCGCTGATGGACGCTTTGAGTCTGCCCCCCGGCATGCCGCGCAGCCAGTTTTCGGTGCGTTACGCGCAAAAGGATGTGACCAGTGAATTGTCGGCACACTTGCTGGCGCTAACCTACACCGATTACCTGACCGATCAATCCGACGAGTTGGAGATTGAGCTTGAAGACGTTGATGGTCGTTGGAAAAACGCCTGGTATCCGGGCAAGGGCGATACGCTGGAAGTAGAAATCGGCTGGCAGGGACAAAACAGTGTACGTGTCGGCACCTTCCAGATAGACGAAATCGAGTTCTCGGGCGGCCCAAGTACGGTGTGCATTCGCGCGCTGGCAGCCAGCATCGGGCAGTCTTTACGCACGACCGAGCACGTCGCCTATGAGAACACCACGCTGGACGCGGTGGCAAGCCGCATCGCCAAGCGTCACGGCTTAACGCTAGTTGGCAAGATAGAACCTATCGCCCTGGAACGTCTGACGCAGTCCGAATCGGACGGCGTGTTTTTAAGCAAGCTAGCGGGCGAATACGACTACGCGTTCAAGGTCGTTGGAGACCGATTGTTGTTTCACGCGATCGCAGAGCTGATGGCCGCAGACCCCATCGCTAGTGTTGCCGTGACAGACTTTGCGCCAGGTTGGCGCATTCGTGACCAGATTAAGGATGTTCCCAAGTCTGCGACCGTTAAAAGCCATAACCCGGCGACCGGCAAAATGGTCAGCTACACGGTGAACAATGACGGCGTGGTGGTCGCAAAACCCGCCGCTGCACCGAGTAGCAAGTCTAAAACCACCACCAGCGCAGACACAGCCAAGCGCACGAGCCGCACCATCACGCTCGCGCAGGCCGACGCGAAGGCGCTGTGCGAACTGGCGCGGGCGAACCGCGAACAAACCCAGGGTTACGCCCGCATGCAGGGTAGACCCCATGTGGTCGCAGGCAGCGTACTGGCGCTCACCGGCGCGGGCAAACTCGATGGCAACTACCTGATTCAAACCAGCCGCCATTGCTTGAGCCGTGATGGGGGCTACACGACAGATTTGGAGTTTTGCAGGGTACGCGAGGCGCAAGAGGTGACAAACGCTGCGCCCGCTGCTTCCAAACCCGCCAAAAAACCGCTGGCTGTCTACGGCATCAAAGACGGCCAGGTCACAAAGCAGCGGTAAGTCATGACGCAACAGTGTTACGGCATCGTCACCGCGCTTGATTACGCCACCTGCCGCGTGCGTGTGCGTTTGCCCGAGCGCGACGATGTGGAGACGTACTGGCTACACGTGCCGCAAACCAATACTGTGGGTGTACAGCGCCGCCCGATACTGCCTGCCATCGGTGAGCAGGTAGCGGTGTTGTTGGACGCTGATGGTGCTGGCGGCACGCTCAAGGGAGGGATATACCACGAGGGCAACCCGCCGCCCGTGACCGATCCTGATACAGAATACGTGCAATTCAAAGACGGCACCACGGTTACGTATAACCAGGCAAGTCATGCGATGCTAATCGACGGCCCTGCCAGCATTACCGTGATTGCCAAGCAGGTAACGGTGCAAGCCGCTCATGTCACGCTGGACGCCCCGCAAACGACATGTACCGGCGATTTAGCCATTAAAGGCAACCTCATCATGGGCGCAGGCAGTGCAGGCAAGACTGCCACCATTACCGGCAACGTAGAGGTCAACGGTAATATTCACGCGACTGGCTCCATCCTGGACGCAGGCGGCAACAGCAATCACCATTCGCACTGATTCGGCGTGAATCTTTAAACCAGATTAAAAGTTTTTGCGCGGGCAGATTCGTATCCTGCCCGCATGGATATACCGGCCACCGTCTCTTCCATCCGCAGCGCCCACTGGCAACCTCGTCTACACGAGGCAGGCCAGGTGGTCGAAGGCTGGGCGGATATTGACCAGGCCATCCGCATCATTTTAAGTACGCCCAAAGGCACAGACCGCCATCGGCCAGACTTCGGCACGCGCTGCCACGACTATCTGGACTGGCCGGTAGACCGCGCTACCCCGCACCTGGTGCGGGAAAGCATTCTGGCGATTCAGCGCTGGGAAACCCGCGCCAACGTCATCAAGATTGCGGTCAATGTAGAGAGCCACCACATCAAGCTGCGCGTGGTCTGGAAAGCCGCCGACGGTGTGCTGCGTGACAGCGAAGTGACGTATGAACGGGGTAGATCATGACGCTGCCCGCACCCGAGTTCGTGCGCATCGACCCCGCCGCCATTGAGGTCGAACTGGTCGCGCTCTATGAGACCCGCGCGGGCAAAACCTTATATCCGGCGCAGGTCGAGCGGCTCTTTATCGATGTCATGGCCTATCTGCATACCCTGGGGCTGGCAGCGGTACAGGCTACCGCCGAGAAAATGCTGGTACGCACATCCAGCGGCGTATTCCTGGATTATCTGGGCGAGTTGGTGGGTACGCCAAGGCTGGCTGCGGCCAGCGCACAAGTGCAGATTGCGTTGAAACTGAATACCCCGAGCAACCCGCCGGTCACGGTGCCTGCGGGTTCTGTGATTGCCAGTGCCGACGGGCGGGTGAGCTTTGCGACGGTTGAGGCGGTAGAAGTCGGCGCAAGCCCCGTCACCGTGACGGCGACCTGCACCGAGCCAGGCACACAGGGCAATGGCTGGTTGCCTGGTCAGATTACTGTGCAGCAATCCGGCCTACCCATTACCGCCAGCAACGTCAGCATAAGCAGCGGCGGTGCAGACGTGGAAGCCGATGAACGCTACAAGCAACGCATCATGTCCGCGCCCGAGGCGTACACCAATGCGGGCAGCTACGGTGCCTACCGGCATCACGCCATGTCTGTGCATCAATCCATCGTTGACGTGGCCGTCTTTGGCCCCGCCGAAGGCGAACCGCCCGGCCATGTGGCGTTGTATCCGTTGGTTGAAGAAGGCTTACCGTCCGATACGCTGCTGGCCACGGTGCTTGCTTCTGTGTCGGATGAGCGTGTGCGGCCACTGACCGACACCGTGTCTGTGCGCCGTCCCGACGTCGTGGATTACGCGATAGCCGCCACACTCACTTTTTACGCCAGCGCTGAACACACCGAGGCCATGGCCCGCGCACAGGAAGCATTAAACGTCTGGCTGGCTGCCCGTCAGCGTTCACTTGGCGTAGACCTGGTGCCGGAACAAATCTCGGCTGTGCTACACGTGCCAGGCGTCTATCGGGTGCAAGTCACATCGCCCAAGTTGCGGGTACTGGAAACGAATCAATGGGGCCGCTGCACAGGCGTTACATTGACCGACGCTGGGGCTGTCAATGGATAAGCCGCAGTTTCTGTCCAGCCTGCCACCCGCGCTGGCCTCCGACGAACGGTTTGCGAATTTGTGCAAACTGCTGTGGGAGCAGCACCAACAATTGCCGCTGGACAAAATCCTGCTGTATCTGATCGATACCGCGCCCGAGGCCGCATTGCTGCCGCTGGCCGAGCAGTTCCACGTCATGGGCAGTGAGGGCTGGGCATTTGCGCAAACAACCACCGAACAACGCGCCCTGATCAAAAACAGTATCGAATTGCATCGCAAGAAAGGTACACGTTGGGCAATCGAGCAAGTGCTAGTGACGCTGGGCATGCCTGGCGTGGTCTCGGAATGGTTCGAGTATGACGGTGCGCCCTATCACTTTCGGATCGAGGTGGACCTGTCCGGGCGCGGCATGGGCAGACAGGATATGCAGCGCCTGCTGGAAATGATCGCGCAATACAAAAACGTGCGCAGCCACCTTGAGACTTTGGCGCTGAGTCTGACCGTACGCTCGTCCGTACCAGTCATCGCCTGCGCACTAGACGCGGGCGAGGCCCTCACGGTCTGGCCCTGGACGCTGACCGACCTTGTGCAGCACAGCCCGTTGTATCTGGCCGCTGGCTGCTGGGCCATCGAGCAGGTCAGCCTTTTCCCGCAAGCTTCTTGAACTGGATACCCCCATGGCAAACGAATACTACACAATCGTCACCAATGCAGGCCGCGCACTGGAAGTACAGGCCAAGGCCAACAACGTCCCTCTGAAGCTGACCCAGATGGCCGTGGGCGATGGCGGTGCCAATGGCAATAATTTTGCGCCTAGCGCTACGCAAACCAAGCTGGTGGGTGAGCGCTGGCGCGGCAACTTGAACACCTTGTCGATACACACGGACACCCCCACCTGGCTTGTGGCCGAGGCCGTACTGCCCAATGAAGTGGGCGGTTGGTGGATACGCGAAGTGGGGCTGTTCTCGCAAACCGGCGTGCTCTACGCCATTGCCAAATACCCGCCCACCTACAAACCGATACTGGCCGACGGTGCCAACAAAATGCTGTACCTGCGCATGATTTTTGAAGTCACCAATACCGCCAACGTGACCTTACAGGTAGACCCCAGCATCGTCATGGCCACCCGCGCGTATGTCGAGGACAGGGTCGATGTGCTGTACCGGGCGCAAGCAGCCCAGGCGAACGTGCAGGTACAGACCTTGCACCGCCAGCTTGATGCACGTGCATATGTCGATGAAAAGCATCAGGCGCTGCAACAACAACACCAGACGTTGCGGCAGGAATTACACCGGGCGCAAACCGCCCAGGCAGGCGTGCAGGTACAGACCTTGCACCGCCAGCTTGATGCACGTGCATATGTCGATGAAAAGCATCAGGCGCTGCAACAACAACACCAGACGTTGCGGCAGGAATTACACCGGGCGCAAACCGCCCAGGCAGGCGTGCAGGTACAGACCTTGCACCGCCAGCTTGATGCACGTGCATATGTCGATGAAAAGCACCAGGCGCTGCAGCAACAACACCAGGCGTTGCAGCAGGAATTACACCGGGCGCAGGCCGCCCAGGCAGGCGTGCAGGTGCAGACCCTGAACCGCCAGCTTGCAGCACGCGCCTATGTTGATGCGCAGCATCAAGCGCAGGAACAGGCCCATCAAGAATTGCACCAAGCGCTCTATACCTTGGCAGCGATCCAGATCCACACAATGCAGCGCCAGCTTGTGTCTGCGCACAACCTTCCCCCCAACCCTTGATTGTTATGGAGAGCCCATGAGCAACCCTTCTGAAGTCGCCGCGCTGGTGACGGCGGCCAATAATCTGACCCAAACCGTTCTGAATCAGCACAACACCATCAAAAATACGGTCAATGCAAAAATCAAGCAGCTTGATGACTGGAAAGATGGTGTCACACCCCAATCAATTGAGGCCGAACCACGGTATGTATCGACTATTGATCTGACGGGCTTATCCACGGATCGGTATTACCCGGTGTGGTGGAATGGTGCGATTCCTAGAAATGGCAGTCAGAAAATCCGTATCTCCCGATATTTTTCTGACAATGCCAACCTTGATCCGTTTGGTACGGGGGGTAACTATATCTCAGGGCTTGTCCTTGACATCGAGCAGGTTGGCTTCCGGAGCATGAGCCAAAGCCAGTTCATCGTCCATCTACTGACACAAACATTGCGAAAAACCGTGCGCAATCTGAGTTTCGGCTTCAAGTGTGCGAACGTGTTACCGATTGATGGCAATCTGGGCGATAGCGCCCTCGTTGCCAGCAAGATACATCCCTATATCAGCGGGCTGTATTTGCGTGGTGGCTTAAGTTATCGGGCCATCACAAACAACCCAAACAAACTGAAATTCTCGCGCGAAGATACAGAGGTTGAGATTAGTTCTTATACGGTCGGAAATGTTACAGGTCGCTGGACGGCGAAATCCTACGACATCAACGACCCATTCCTGGGGCCGGAATACAACAATTTCACCCAATATCAACCCTTCCCGCACAACATCACGGACTAAGGATGCACAATGGATATCATTCAAACGCTTACGACACCCAGCGGCCACGAACTTGTCAACGTCCCCGCCGACGCGGACGTATTACTTGAACTGGGATTCGATGAATCACAGGCGCAAACCTTGCTGCAACCGCTGCTGACCGAAGTCAAAGCAGCAAAGCTGGCCGCCATTCGCCAGCATCGGGATGCGCTGGCAGAAGACCATATTGTGATTGCGGGCAAGCATTTCCATTCAGACACCAAAAGCCGCATCCAGCAAATGGGCTTGGCCAAGCTGGCCGCCGCCGATGCGCTGCCGGAAGGTTTGCAGTGGATGACCAAAAACATGGGGCTCGTCACCATGACCAATGCCATCGCGCTGCAATTCGAGCCGGTCACACTGGTGCATGATATGGCCTTTTTCTCGGCGGCGCAGGCGCATATTGCAGCGGTCGAGGCACTGGATACCGTTGAAGAAGTGCAGGCGTATGACTTCTCCGGCGGATGGCCTGAAGAATGAACCCCAACCATGCGCACAAGCCCGCTGCGGTCTTTGTGGCGTTTTATCGCGGCCGCGCCAACAAGCGTGTGAGCTTTGCGCGCCTGGGTGACTGGATCACGCGGCGCGTCACGCGCGGCGAATACTCGCATTGCGAGATTGCCGTGGCGCGCGACGATGGCCAATACCAGTGTTATTCCGCGTCATTCAGGGACGGCGGCGTGCGCGGCAAAGTCATGGTGCTGCCAGGCGAAAAATGGGATTTGATCCCCGTCGCGGTCAATGTCCAAACCGTGATGCATTTCTACGACCGCCACGCGGGCAAACCGTACGATTGGCGCGGCGTGTTGGGCTTTGTCTTCTACAACCGCGCCAGCCGCCGCCGCTGGTTTTGCAGTGAATTTTGCTCGGCGTGTCTGGGTTTTGCTGAACCGTGGCGCATCAGTCCAAGCTTGCTGTATGCACTGCTGAATTCCCGCGCAGAGGGCGGGTTGAACCGACGCCGCCTGCGCCCTGACAAAATTCTTAAACAAGATTAATAGAAATCTGTAGCGCAGGCCCGCATTATCGGTGCCAGTAGTCAAAGACGCGGCGGTGATGCAGATGTTCGAGCACCCACATCACCCCGCCCCCGCAGAACACGCTGCAAGATTGGCCAAGGCCGCGCCACCCGTACAGGTATGCCTAGGCTAGCAAATTTGTAAAGGTTTTGCAGCCCATGAAAAGAATCATTCGACGCAATACGCGTCAAACACCCCGGCAAACCGGTTCTGAACACCCCACGCGGGCGCTGCTACGCTACTTCGGCGGCAAATGGGCCATCGCCCCTTGGGTCATCTCGCATCTGCCCAAACATCGAGTCTACGTAGAACCCTTTGGTGGTGCCGCCAGCATCCTGCTGCGCAAACCCCGCAGCTGCATTGAGGTCTATAACGATCTCGACGAAGAAATCGTCGGCATCTTCCGTACCGTACAAGCCCCCAAAGGATGCCAAGCACTCATGCGGCGGTTACGCAGAACGCCCTATAGCCGTCGCGCGTTCGAAACCGCATTCCAAGCAAGCCCAGACCCCATTATCCGCGCCCAGCGGGCGATTGTGCGGGCATATCAGTCGTTTCATCACACGTCGCTCTTTGACCTCAAGAAAATAACCTTTTCTGATGCCAAACACCGGTCAACCTCACACTGCAAAGCCCACGAATGGGCCAGCTACCCCAGAAGTCTGGCGTCCATATCGCGCCGCCTGCAAGGAGTCATCCTTGAATGCCGCGCGGCCGCAGATGTTATTCGCGCACAGGACACGCCCGATACGCTTTTCTTCGTAGACCCGCCCTACGTCCCGTCCACGCGCTCAAAATCCGGCTATAGGCACGAAATGAGCGAAGCCGACCACATGGCCATGCTCGAACAGTTGCGGCAAGTGCGCGGCATGGTGGTGCTGGCAGGCTACCCTTCCGCACTCTACGACGACATGCTGCATGACTGGCACCGCGTCGAGCGCCCGTTCCACGCAGCCGGTAGCCTGCGGATGCGCACCGAAGTGCTGTGGCTATCTCCCCAAGCTGCGGCAAATCTGTAA